AACATCGTCGCAGCACATGGCTACTTCGGTCGTTTGATCTTCCAATACGCATCGTTCAACAACTCCCGTTCACTTCACTTCTTCCTGGCAGCATGGCCTGTCGTTGGAATCTGGTTCACTGCACTGGGCGTAAGCACCATGGCATTCAACCTCAACGGTTTCAACTTCAACCAGTCCATTCTCGATGGTCAAGGTCGTGTACTGAACACCTGGGCAGATGTCCTGAACCGTGCAGGTCTTGGTATGGAAGTAATGCATGAGCGTAACGCTCACAACTTCCCACTCGACCTTGCCGCTGCTGAGTCTACACCTGTAGCACTCACCGCACCCACGGTTGGTTGATTAATCTGTTATAATCAATAAGAAGCAAAGGGGACTTCGGTCCCCTTTCTTTTTATACTCAAATGTTAAGTTTAATTACTTATTCTCATGATTGGTAAACTCGACCCAGAGGAAAGAGTTCTATCTGCAGGACCTAAACAATTGCCTGTATGGTTTGAACAAACCTCTGATGAACCCTACGATAGACATCAGTATCAGTTAGAATGCAACGGACAATCCCTTATCTTTGATGACTACGATCATCTCAGAGCATATTGGTTTGAATCTGTTCGTAACTGGGGCAACTGCAAAGTTAATGTCTTAGATAGGAAACAAATAAAGAAAAAAACAAATGGAGGTTTTAAATAGTGACAACATCGACTTTAACACAACAAAGGAGGGGATGGTTTGATGTACTCGACGACTGGGTTAAGCGGGATCGTTTCGTTTTTGTTGGCTGGTCTGGACTTCTTCTTCTTCCCACTGCTTATCTTGCTATTGGCGGTTGGCTTACTGGTACAACTTTCGTTACGAGCTGGTATACCCATGGTCTCGCTAGTTCCTATCTTGAGGGCGCGAATTTTCTTACAGCGGCAGTTAGCACTCCAGCTGACGCTATGGGTCATTCTCTTCTTCTTCTCTGGGGTCCTGAGGCTCAGGGGGATTTCGTCAGGTGGTGCCAACTTGGGGGACTCTGGAATTTTGTGGCACTCCACGGTGCCTTCGCTCTTATCGGTTTTATGCTCAGGCAATTTGAACTTGCTCGTCTAATCGGAATCAGACCTTATAATGCGATTGCTTTTTCTGGTCCTATTGCTGTATTCGTCAGCGTCTTTCTTATCTACCCTCTCGGACAATCCAGTTGGTTCTTTGCCCCGTCGTTTGGCGTGTCGGCAATCTTCCGCTTCCTTCTCTTCTTGCAAGGATTCCATAACTGGACACTAAACCCTTTCCACATGATGGGGGTTGCTGGTATCCTAGGTGGTGCTTTGCTCTCTGCTATTCACGGAGTCACTGTGGAGAATACTCTCTATGAAGATGGGGAACAGGCAAATACTTTTAAGGCTTTTGACTCTACGCAAGAGGAGGAGACTTACTCGATGGTTACTGCGAACCGTTTCTGGTCACAGATCTTCGGTATTGCTTTTAGTAATAAGCGTTGGTTGCATTTCTTTATGCTCTTCGTTCCCGTCATGGGTCTCTGGACAAGTTCTATCGGTATTATTGGACTCGCTCTTAATCTACGTGCTTACGACTTTGTATCTCAAGAGATTCGTGCAGCAGAAGATCCAGAGTTTGAGACTTTCTATACCAAGAATATTCTTCTAAATGAAGGACTACGTGCATGGTTAGCACCAGTTGACCAACCACATGAAAACTTTGTGTTCCCCGAAGAAGTTCTTCCTAGAGGTAACGCACTGTGATTAAATCACTGTTCAGTATCATGTTCGCTGCTCTGATGTGGGTGCAAGTCCCACAGTGGAGCGATGACTGGTCTAAATGTTCAGTCGATGTACCAGACACAGCCTGTCACTGGTATATCACAGCACCCGATAGCACCATGGGTGAAGGATTTAGTTGGGCGAATGCCCCTTGGTTTAGTGTTGAGGGTCTCCGTGATGTTGGAGAACTTCATGACACTATGGCATCACTACAAAATGTGAGCGAAGCATGAACGGTTATCTAGTGTTCGTATATTTCAGTTGCTTTGCTGTTATTGCAGGTGCTGCCTTTGCGATGATGTGGGCTAACATTATGAACATCAACACGATGATGAATGAACCGCCCAAACCACGTCATCCAGAGGCACCCGCCCCTGGTGATGAAGTCATGTATGTAGATCTTTCTAGAGAAAACCTAGAAAGATTATATAAAGATGAATAACATTAGACCCCTTCGGGGGTTTTTTTGTGCAAGTTATGAAGTCAAAACAACTCTAAGTATAAAAACTTTAATCTAAAATAGATAGTGTAGTCGAATAAACAATAATGACTTTTTTTCGAGGAATTATTCTTGCTATTGTAACAGCACTAATTATTTTTATGCCAAGGATGGCATGGGCAGTAGATGTTCAAATGGGATCAAATGGAAACTTGATTTTTGATCCCGCAGAGGTTACAATATCTGCAGGAGAATCAGTTCACTTTGTGAATAATATGCTCCCACCCCACAATATTATTGTTGAGGGCCGCCCTGATCTTTCTAGAGAATCATTAATGTTCTCTCCAGGTGAATCGCAAGATATTCTCTTTGCTGATGCAGGAGACTATGATTTCTTTTGTGGTCCTCATCAAGGGGCAGGAATGATAGGAGTTATCCACGTCGAATAATGAAGTATACACACAACTACATGAAAATCTTTCTTGACACTGCTGACACAGAAATTATTAGTGAATATTTTAAAACTGGGTTGGTAGATGGTGTCACTACCAACCCTACCTTGATTATGAAGAGTGGTAGAAATCCTATGGATGTTTACCAGGACATCAAAGATATTGGTGTTCGTGATATCAGTATGGAGGTTGTTGGTAGTGCAGCTCAGATGTATCATGAAGGACGTAGACTTTCTGATATGTTTGGTGATGTCTGCACTGTCAAACTCCCTATGACTAGAGATGGTCTGAGTGTCTGTAAAGAACTCTCTGACATGAATGTCAAGGTAAACGTCACGCTCATCTTCTGTGCCTCTCAGGCAGTCCTAGCAGCAAAGGCAGGGGCAACATATGTCTCACCTTTTGTAGGACGATTAGATGACCAGTCAGTGGCAGGCCTGGAAGTTGTCAGGAGTATCTCTGAACTGTATCGCATCCACGGAGTCAGGACTCAGGTTCTGTCCGCATCTATTCGTAGTGTGCAACGTGCTATCAGGTCATGGTATAATGGAGCACAGATTTGTACGATGCCACCTAAAGTATTTGATCAGATGTACGATCACATCCTTACTGATAAGGGTCTTGAGATTTTTGATCAAGACTGGGCATCGGTAAAGAGTGATTGACGAAGACACACCTTATAAAATGGCTGAGATCATTCGTGATACTTGGCCCAACTTTTTTTACTTGAAAAATATTAAGAAACCCATGACATTTACAGTATATTCCAAAGATGGTTGCCCTTATTGCACAAAAGTGGAGCAGGTATTACAACTTGCTGAAATTAAGTATGTGATATATAAACTTAACAGGGATTACACCAGAGAAGAATTCTATGATAAGTTTGGAAAAGGATCTACCTTTCCAAGAGTTGTCAAAGATGATACACTAATTGGTGGATGCACTGAAACTGTTAAGTATCTACGGGAACAAAAGTTGGTCTAATGGAACAAAACCTCATCGACATCTATGATCTTATTGAACATGCTATTGATAATGCCTTTGAGGGAAAACTGAATTTAAAATTTTATGATTATCTGAAAGAAAGTAAAATCAAAAAACATGAGATAGATGCTTTCATTTTAAGCACTACCGCAAATGAAATTAGTGATCTCATTTTGGATCTTGATGAATATATCAAGGGTGGTACTGATAGTCAGCATAAGCAACTGCGTGAAGGTTATGGCCATATTCCTAAACCTCAAGCAAGAAAGATAAGAAACTACTTAGAAAGTTTCATAGATGATGCAGAGAGGTATAGTCATGACCGAAGACCGGGAAGACGCAAAAAACATTCTAAATAATCACGAAACCAACATCAACCGTGGAGTTGAATTGTTGCTACGCAACAGGAGGAATAAACCAGATCCGCCTAAGACTTTTCAGGTAAAGTTTGGTAATATGGTCGCTCTTTTCAAAAGAGAGATCGTGTTTCACTTAAACTTCTATCTGGACATCAGAAAGAAATAAATCTCTGGAGTAGACACATGTTAGCAGTAACACTTACAATTGGAACTCTTGTTTCAATTATGTTCTTTTTTGTAGGAGGTGTGGTAGGATGGTTAGCAAGAGAAAACACCTGGGTAAATCAACCAATTTATACACATCCAGAGATGTTTGACGAAAACGGGAATGTATTACCCGACGAAATTTTAGCAGTACGATTTGAAAATGGCTATGACGAACTCGACGAAGAAGACGACAACTAAAACGAGATCTGTAAAAGTAAAAGCAGAGTCTCCCAAACTTCCACCTAATCCTTTTGTCCATGAGATTCTTGAACTTGTAAGCAAGCAGAGGACCAAGGCTAAAAAGGTAGAGATTCTTCAGGAGTATGTTAACCCTGCACTGAAGAGTCTCTTTATCTGGAACTTTGATGACACTGTTATCTCTGTAGTTCCTGAGGGTGATGTTCCTTATAAAGAGAATGAAGTTCCTGTTGGAACTGATCACACCTCTTTGCGTCGTGAGTACAAGCACCTCTACAACTTTGTAAGGGGTGGGAATGATAGCATTTCATCTCTCCGTAGAGAGACTATGTTTATTCAGATGCTTGAGGGCCTGCACCCTGCGGAAGCAGAAATTCTTTGCTTAGTGAAAGATAAACAATTGCAAACTAAATATAAGATATCTTACGACATAGTTAAGGATGCTTATCCCGACATCAACTGGGGAGGACGTTCATGAGTAGTGTTGCTGTAGAACAACAGGAAAAAGAAATGGCAGAGTATGGATCAGAGGAAAACAAAATCAATCCATCTGACTATGAGTGTCAAATCCTGTTAGAAAAAACAACTATAGAGATAGCAAACGATAAGACATTCCCAACAGATGCCAGACTTATCTGGTATGTTGTTGATGGTGTAGAGCATATGGATCTTACCCGTTGCGGTAAAGTAGTAAAGATGTTTGATATGTACTACGATCGATATGGAAAAGATTCTGTTCGGAGAATTGACTTTGGATATGGAACAGTCAACCCTAAACTTTGGGGGCAAAAGCCAAAGAAAGAAAAGAAAAGAAAATGAAAGATGAAATTCTTAGAGATCAAGTTAATGAATTGATTCGTGATGAAATTCAACAAAACATTAATGAGTACGTTGAATCAACAGAAGAGACTCAGAAAAGTGGTCTCGGTTTTCTTGAAAATGAAGATGAATTAAAAGTCAATATCTCTCAAAGGGAGATTGATAAAATTATTAAAGAGTACAAGAAAATTAAAAAGAGCCAAAGATCAAATTTATTTGAAGTTAAAAAACTGGATTTTAGAGACTAATATGTTATCTACTCAATACAGACTACGACTTGAATTTATTTGTAAATGTATTGCAAATGGTGAAGAGGTAAAATTAGATGATATGATCTGGGCAGAGAAGTTGGCAAAGAGTCACACTACTGCCAGAGACTGGTTGCAAAAAGCACGAAGACAATCTTCTCAAGAAATTGAAGAAGGTAGTACCGATGATTTTCTGAATAGGATGGGACTAGGAGATCCCGACCCATCCAATCATAGAAAGGGATTCACTGATGCTGACGACATTAAGAGTTGGTTTCAGCAAGACAAACCTGATGACTGGAGGCAACGTGACTGATTATGTCTGTGTCCAAACATGGGATCCCATTTTCGAGATGATACGCTATAATTGGGTACATAAGTCTGAAAAAAATCCTGTGCAGTTCGTCAAAAATCTCAACCCAGAACAAGAAATGCTATGAGTAGCAAGATGATGTTCCTGGTTGATGCTGGCAACGGCAGATGTATCACTCATGATGGGTATATTCAACTGGGTAGTTTCTCTCACACTGTAGAGAAGCACCTTGAGTTAAATCCAGAACAAGAATGGCAGGTGACCTATTGGATGCCAGATCCATTCTGTATCAGATACCCAAGAGCAAACTATCAACATACTATGAAGGCAAATGAAGGGTCTCCTAGGACTGATAATGCTACTGATAGCAGACCAAGAGACTTCCCTGACCAAGCAACTGAAAGACTTGAGAGAACATTATGAATGTAATTACAGAAGGAAAAGTAAAGACGGTATATCAAGGTGATGATGCTGATCGTGTCATTATTGAATATCATGACAAAGTAACTGCTGGCAACGGTGAGATGGTTGACCATCCACTAGGTAAAGGATCTCTTTGCTGCAGTATTTCATCTATCATTTTTGAGAAACTTTCCAAAGAACTTATCCCAACTCATTATATTAATATGGTTGGTGCTAACAAGATGATTTGTAAGAAGGTTAGTATTGTTCCTCTAGAAGTTATCTGTCGCAATCGTGCTGCTGGATCTATTGTTCGTGAGACTACTCTTCAAGAAGGAGCCCCACTGCCACATCCTATTGTTGAATTCTTCCTGAAGGATGATAGTAAGCATGATCCTTTGCTTACACCTGATCGTGTGAAACTAATGGGATATAATCCAGAACCTTTTATTGAGATGACTCTACAGGTTAATGATTATCTCCGTCAGATGTTCTATATCATGGGTATCGATCTTGTAGATTTTAAAGTTGAGTATGGTTATGATGCTCATGGTGAGTTATATCTTGCTGATGAGATTAGTCCTGATAGTATGAGGTTATGGAAGATTGGTAGTGATGAACGATTCGATAAAGATCTATTCCGAAAGGATGAAGGTGATATCGTTCCTGCTTATCGTGAGATTCTAGATAGACTACAACCGCTTGCTATTTCATGAACGAATTAAAGATCACTCCCCAAACATATATTGATATGAATAAGGAGTTTGAAGAAGAGGGAACACCATTCAGAATTTCTATTCCTACACAGGAACAGATTGATAAGCATCGCTCACAACCATCAGCACCATATCAGGCACCACCTAAAGTGGACATGGTACAAGAAATGTGGGACAAAATTGGAGGACGACCTAATGGATGATTTTAACAAACCAGGATCTAATAAGATAGGAATAACTCCTGAAGTTGAAAATTTTGTCACGCAATTGCAACTAGATAATGTATGTAAGATATTGGGCGGTGAATTAAAACATTATTTTTGCTCAGATAAAACTACAACTCATGAAAAGATTGTAATCGAATACAACCACAAAAAGAAATGCAAGCAGTAATTTACAGTAACGGTAGTCAAGAATGTGAACGAGCTGGTATGCTCTTGAAAAGTATTCACGAAGATTTCCATGAATATGTTTTAGATAAAGACTTTACTGACAAACAATTCCATGCAGAGTTTGGTGAAGAAGCTCAGTATCCACAAATCTCAATTGGACTGGAGCATCGTGGTGGTCTCAAGGAAACTTTGCATTATTTGAATAAACATAATTACATATGTTCGTGTTGATACGAAAACACTTGACTAAATAATGTATGAGGTCTATAATAAGACCTGACGTTCATCCCACTCTTGGGTGGGACGCAAGTAAGTCGCGGAACGGAGTCGTTCATCCCATGCTAGAACTATTATTCTATACATCACTCACCTGTCAACAAGCCGATGCAATTATGTTTCGGATGAGAACAAATGAGAATCTTCCTCCCGAAATGAAGGTGGAATTGATTGAGGTCATGAAGGAATCAACACCTGAGTGCTATCCATGGGACGCACACGACTGAAGGAACGGGGATTAAAAACCCTAACTTCAGGAGACTGACAAATGAACACACTAAACATGATCAAGAAGCAGATCAACAAAGCATCTGCTGTTCACAACGCACAGATTACCCACACTTCATATCGTGGTGTTGAGTATGATACACGTTGTGTAGAAAGCAAAGAGTCTCACGGGACCTTCTGCTATCGTGGACGCACTTACACTAAGTGATTGTCAAACCGATTAAATAGTGTTATGATGGGGGGGAAACCTCCCATTTTTTTATGGATAGAGAGAAACTCAAACTAATTGTAAGGAACATGAAGTCTCTTGTCGATGCACTAGAGTCTGAAGTCTACTCTGATGTAGATGCATACAAGGCAGAAAACTTTGATGATCCAGCACCTAATTACATAGTAGATTACGACGAGGTATTTGAAGACGATGACAATTAATACTGCTACGTTGATCAGCGTAACTCCTGATGCAGAGAAGCACATGGCCTATTGTGCCCGTGTGTCCAATCCAAATAATCAAGATAATGAAAAGTTTTCTGGTCTTCTTAAGTATTGTGTGAAGCATCAGCACTGGAGTATCTTTGAACAGGCATACATGACTCTGGAACTGAATACCACACGCGGTATCGCGGCCCAAGTGCTTCGTCACAGGTCATTTACATATCAAGAATTTTCACAACGCTATGCTGATTCTTCCCTACTCTCAGAGAAGATCCCCTTACCAGAACTCCGTAGGCAGGACACCAAGAATCGTCAGAATTCTATTGATGATCTTGATGCGTTTGAAGTTCAAACTTTAGAAATGCAGATGCAAACTTTGTTTGATTCTTCTATGGCACTTTATCAACAAATGCTTGAGCGTGGAGTTGCAAAGGAATGTGCTCGTTTTGTGCTTCCTTTGGCCGTGCCCACAAAAATTTACATGACCGGCTCAGTTCGATCATGGATTCATTATATTGATTTGCGTTCTGCTAACGGCACACAGAAGGAGCATATGAATCTTGCTCTGAGTGCGAAGGAAATTTTCATCGAACAGTTTCCTGCCGTCGCTGAAGCGATGGAATGGGTTTCATAAATATTCACACCAACAATTGAGTTATGCCAACATACCCTGTTATTAATCTAGAAACAAAAGAGAAAAAGACACTCAGTATGACTATGAAAGCATACTCAGAGTGGAAAGAAGAGAATCCAGGATGGGATAAAGACTGGTCAGAAGGATGTGCAGGACAGTCTACTGAGTTTAAGTGGACTGGAGAAGCCAAATCTAGTGGATGGAATGAAGTTCTGGATCGTGCATCTAAACAACCAGGTGCTAACGTTCGGAAACATCGTGACTACTCCTTCTAACTTTTTATACAACTTATGCCCGCAAAAAGAAAGACCCAGACTCCAGTTCCATTCGGAATGTCCAATAGACAAATGAAACGAAAGAAACCAATCAACTCAGATCTGATGAGGAAGATTGAACCTCTAACACAGAATCAAGAGGAACTCTTCCGCTGCTACAAGAATGATCAGAACCTTGTAGCGTATGGTTGTGCAGGCACGGGTAAGACTTTTATTACCCTCTACAACGCTCTCAAAGATGTTCTTGATGAAAGGACACCTTATGATAAGATCTACCTTGTGAGATCGCTTGTGGCTACTAGAGAGATCGGATTCTTGCCTGGAGACCATGAGGATAAGTCTTCACTTTACCAAATTCCTTATAAGAATATGGTGAAGTATATGTTTGAACTTCCTACAGAGTCAGACTTTGAGATGCTGTATGGTAACCTTAAGACTCAAGGAACTATTTCATTCTGGTCTACATCTTTTATTCGTGGCACCACACTTGATAATGCGATCGTCATCGTTGACGAATTCCAGAATCTAAACTATCATGAACTTGATAGTATTATTACGAGGATCGGACAGGACTCCAAGATTATGTTCTGTGGAGATGCTACTCAAACTGATCTTCTAAAAGATAGAGAGAAAAATGGTATTGCTGACTTCATGAAAGTTTTGCGTATCATGCCCTCTGTCGATATTGTTGAGTTCGGCGTCGAAGATATCGTTCGCTCTGGACTGGTGAAAGAATACTTACTTGCGAAGATGGAACTTAATTTATGAATTTTACTCATCATAATTTTCTCGGTGACCTTGAACTAAACAAAAAAGAAACAAACGGCATCCGTCTCTACAACCTTCCAAGTGGAGACTGGGTGCCTTCTATTACGTCTGTAACTTCTTTCTACAATCGACAGATCTTTGTCAAGTGGCGTAAGCGAATTGGTATTGAAGAAGCTAATCGCATTACAAAGAGAGCAACCTCGCGTGGAACAGACTTCCATGCAGCAACTGAACTCTATATGTTAAACAAAGAAATAAACTGGGATGACTTTAAACCTCTGACCAAGTTTATGTTTACCTATGCACGACCATATCTGGACAAGATAAATAATATACACGCTATAGAAAGGACCCTCTATTCTGAATATCTTGGATTAGCTGGTCGCGTTGACTGTATCGGAGAGTACGAAGGCGAACTCGCAGTCATCGATTTTAAAACATCCGATAAGATTAAACCAGAAGAGTGGTTGGAGAACTATTTCGTTCAGGAAATGTTCTATGCATCTGCTTACTATGAGTTGACTGGCATCCCCGTAAAGAAACTCATTACCATCATGGTCACTCCTGGTGGTGAGGTTAAAGTATTTGACAAAAGAAACAAAGGGGATTATATTAAATTATTAGTACGTTATATTAAGGAATTTGTATCTCACAATCTTAGGACAGAGAATGAATGAACTAGAAAAAGCACTAGAAAGTAAATTCTTCTGCCCCTCACGGTTTGCACAGGAGATCGAATCCCTGGTGCAGAAAACACAGGGAATGAGTTATATTGATGCAGTGGTTCACTTTTGTGAGCAGAATGCTATCGACTTAGATTCTGTTCCTAAACTTATATCTAAACCACTCAAAGAAAAAATAAAGTGTGAAGCACTTCACCTAAACTTCTTAAAGAGAAGTTCCAGGGCTAGATTGCCTGTTTGATTCCATTTTTGGGCGAAAAATTTTCCCGGCCAAAAATCCCCTTATTACTTTTTTGATGATGCCTTTTGATGCCTATAAGCAGTATCTTTCGTTGAAGAATCACTTCACGAAAGATAAGTATGACTATCACAAGTATTGTGGAAAGAGTCGCGCAACAGTTCAATCTTTTTACAAAAGGAAAGATCGTTTCTGGTTTGAGAAACTATCACGAAACAAAGATGACAAAGAAGTAATCGAGTTCTTTGTATCTAACTTTATCACCTGCACTGATCCAAGCAAGCTTTGGATAGG